CACCAGCACACAATGATTCTAATTGACTATCCAAATCATAATCTACTAAGGGAATCGCACAAAGGTCTCGCAAGTCAGGAATTCTCAGAGTGACATTCATCACCCATCCATTCACTCGGTCGCTTCCTTTCTGCTCGAAGTACGTCACCGTTGGTGAGCCTTGAACGGAAGAAAATGCTTTCCATCTTGGAGACTCAAAAATGTTTCGGCAATCCATTATGACTTGAAACATATCGCTCTTGACATCCATCCAATTCGATTGGTCGGGGAATACTTGGTCGCAAGCTGAGATGATAAACGTGATATCGGTATAAGAGCCACCACCACGCACTCTGTTTGCTGCAATGTTTAAAGTATCGGCAATTAAAAAAGTATGTCGAATTATTTTCTCGTTATAAATCTGATTAAAATTTCCAAAATAGAATTCATTTATTTGCAAATGTGCATCTGCAAAAATCTGCAACTCTTGTTTTAATTGGTTTAAGGTCTTAATCATTTTCTTTTCTTTTCAGCTTGTTGTTTTTGCCTCAATCTTTTTTCTTCTTCCTTTTGTTGCTTCAAGTATGCTTCAACTTTCGGGTAGTTTTTTTCAAGTAGTTTTGCACTTATCATCTGTCTCCGATTTTATAACCACGTTCACCTGGGTCACATCCGCAAAAAGGAATATTCAAAAACATTATTGAATCATCAACGGATGAATTTCGTTCTTCGGGAAATATATTTCCATTTGTTCGGTCAAGATATTCTGCAAAGAAATCAAGATTTGCACGAATGTAACTTATTAATAAATTTCGATAATGCGTTGCATCATTTTGAAAGGTATCTTGCAAGTCTTTCGTTTCTTGCTTCGAACCCGCACGAACGAACTGGTCGGAGTTTGTTCCGACTGCTTGTTCACGCATCTTCCAATTTAGATTGGTTGTTCCTCGCATCTCGCAATAAGCAACTAAGCAAGACCAGACATAATCTTCAAGAAGTATTTTATAGTTTGCTGGAATCGGAGTGCCATTTGTTATCAAGTCATCAATGTCAGATTGTAATTTTTTATACAACGCAGTTCCCAATATTGGTTGAATAGAAACTTCCTGACACCTCCAAATTATTTCAGAGACATCTTTCTCATCCATATTTTTATGGATGAAACTAATGTCTTTTAATTTGTCTGCGGATATTAATTGAATTCTTTCCATACTTTATTTTTTTATTACTACCGATTGAACCCATTGATGCCTACAATATGGAGTATTTTGTTTCGTTACTGGATTGTTATACCATCCTCCACGATATGCCCACACATTTCGGTCAACGGCAACGCTGATTGTGTTTATTTCATCACGAGTATACATTCGCTTAGCTGACATTAATTGTCTGCAAAATGGTCGGCTTTCACCGATGCCATTCTTTGAAAGTTTCGGAGCATCGGAACGGAGTTGATACGAGTAACGAATCTCAAATTTGTTTGCATCCACTTCAACGGAATCCAAATACTTTTTTCCTATCGAAGTTAGTTCACCGTTTTTTTTTATCAATCCTTTTTCTGATAATTCATTGTATGCGTCCATCACTTGACCGACTGATTTATCCAATGCAGTCGCAACCGATTTCACATCTTGACCATCATTGACTAAAGCCAAAACATTCTTTTGGAATTCGGTCAATATGGTTGCGAAGAAATGTTTTTCACTATGTGCAGCTTCGAGCAATTCCTTCTCACTTGAATCGAACCAATCATTATCTACTTCGTGTGGAACTGGTGATGAACTTTTAAAAATAAATCCTTCACGCTTTCTTCCACATTTCAATAATGCTTTCAAAATTGGGTCTTGTGCAGCCATTGTCTCAACTGGTGCAGTTGATGGAATAGGATTGCTCGATATCGCATCACCACCTTCAATTCTTGGCAACTTACCTAATGCTCTAATCTCATTCACCGTTAAATTATCAAGTAATTTATTCGCCACCAATGGAGACATTGAATTGATTGCAAGTGAAACCGCATTGTTCGTGTCTTCAACTTCAACGGATGTAAACAAGTCAGGTGGTAAATTCAATTTAAACTCGCCTTTGATTTGATAAAGATTATTCATTATATAATCGAACACATCGTTGATTGCTTTCTGTCTTGATTTAACGTAAGTATTTTTGAATATATTAAATCCATTTTCCAACTCAGTCGAATTTCCTAATTGACCAGGGACTGCCATACCAAATAAACTTGGAGTTGTAATGGAGTGACATTGCAAAATAGTATTGGCAACGCTTACTTCAGTTTGAAGGTATCGTTTATCTAAATCATTTCCTGACAAGCTTAAAATGGTTGGTGGTTCGGTTGCTCCTTCTGAGAATAAAACAACAACACCACCCGCTTCTTCTTCGTTTACCGCTCCTGACTTTATTCTATCAGCAATTAATGCCTGGTCGTTTTGTGTCTTCGGTTTCGATGATGGTAAGTTGATAATTGTTCCAGACTTGAATCCATTCTGAATCTCGTAATAATGGTAAGATTGCATACCAATCTGCGACAATAACGACTTAATACAACCAGCATATGGAATAGATGGGTAAGTTCTTTTACCGCCCTTACGCACCTTCTTTGACGCTCCAGTATAATAGATAATGAACTCACCTTTTTTATTATTGAAATCAACGGAAGGAATTTCTCTGAATCCAGTTTTTTCAAATGTTTGATTAGATTCTGCCCAATCATCTGAATAAAAAAATCTGTCGTGATATTCGTTCGTTCTTATATCATCAAATCCAATATGCTCAATGAATGCTGGTCTTGTTCCATCCATATTCCACTTGCCACGAATTGCAAAACCATTATATAATTCATAATCTAAAGTGACCGCATTCAAGACATCTTGCAAATTATAATCAGTCGCTTCGTTCTTTTCAAATAACGCAACGAGTTGTTTCATTTGTTCGTCGATTATTGTAGTTGTTACGGTATAACCACCCGCAGTCATATAGTAAGTCTTGCCATTGATGATTCCAGTCTGCGATGGGGAATCTTCATATAGCTTATTGATGAATAATGGATAGTCGTTTTTCTTTCCCCAATTAACATACGGTCTATTATTGACTAGAACCTCTTCGCCTTCGGGAACAATTTTACTTCTTCTATGGTCAGCGAAATGGTATGAAGTAGGTTCTATACCCAATGGCATTGATATCTGATTATTTTTTTTATACTTATCCTTCATAAACTTTGTTTGTTACCGCAACATTATAAGCCTTCACTTCCTCATCATTCAAATCGTAAACTCGCAACATTCCAACTTCGCACAAGGTATCATCAGCATCGAAAATCTCATAGCTATATTGACCCTTATCCAATTCAATTTCCTCTCCAACTCCTTCCGTCAATTCGAATAAATCACTTCTATTCGTGTGTGTCGATAGATTCTGAAGTGTTATTGTTTGACTTGTGTTTTTTTGTATATTTTTTATCTCGAATCGAAACATCGGACTGGTGCTTGTCGCCAGTTCCGTTGCCGTCGGTGATAAGAGATTGAGTTGTTCTTTGATTACCTTTAACATTTGTTTTCTCATTTTTAAATTCGTGACCTAATCCAACCGATTCAATCAATGAACGATTTTCTTCCGACACATCGACAAAGCACTTTAAACTTTTAATCCAAATTGTTTTTTTCATACTATAAAATTATAAAAAAAAAGGAAGGAACTTCTGTCCTTCCTTATATTTTTAGATTAATATTATTTTTTAGCTTGCTGCAATCTGCAACGATGCCACAATGTTCGCCCCAATAAATGGTGCTTTGCGTGGTTCTTTTGTCATTGCAACAATCTCTGTTCCGTTTCTGTCTTCGTGAGCAGTCCCCGAAGTTTCTGTGTCGGTCTCAACTGCCATACCGTTGTTGCGTCCAGCTAAACGATAAGTCCCGTCTGAATAGTGAACGATTGCACAGAAGTTTGTTGATGCTAAGTTATCGAATGTCTCGATATCTTCAGAAGATAATCCATTGAATGGAACGGTCAACGTTTGTGCGTTTACCTTAGAACCATTTTGTCTGCTCACGGTCATAACTTGACCGAAGCTTCCAACTTCTTCTTCGAGTTCAAAACGATATGCACGTTTACCACTTGCCAATGTTAATGCAGTTACTACGTCATCAACAACCGTGATGGTCTCGATGTCATCCCAAGAGAATGCATCGAAGATTTTTATTCCAGCGAATCCAGTTCTGCAACCTCTCGCTTTTCCACTTGCTATTTCACAACCAATCATTTTTTTATTTTTTTAAGTGTGAATAATTAAGATACAGATGGAGCAAAAACACCGATTTGATTTGCAAAAGGGAATGTCACACCAAGTCTGAATTGTAATCTAAACCATAATGACTGAAGTCTTGCATCATATCCTGATTCGATTTTAGTGTAGTCTCCTTCGGTATCTGTACCAACAATGAACTCACCCATTCCACCAGCTAATCCCGCATAGATATTGTCTGAACCAGTTAAGCCTTCAACATACCATACTTTGCAACGAGTGCCTGGAATGATTACATACTCATCCATCATAATTCCACCTTGAAGTGTACCTGGATTATAATTGTAAAGATTTAAAGTAATCAAGTTAGCAATCAAGTGCTGAACATTTGCCCACGAAGTATACATAGCGAAACGCTCATCTTGTGTTAATGTAGAACCCATTGATTCGAACGCTGCACGGAAGACCGCTAAAGCATTGTTATCAGTAATTGCAACCGCATTTGTCGTGTTCATATTGATGACACCAGCAAGATTTGAAAGTTGTTTTTCGAATCCGTCAAAACGATTTAAACTTGCGTCCATCGAATTGGTATCACCTTGCCAAATTGCGTATTCAATTTTCTTTTGATTCTCCAATAACAATTGGTTCATTATCGTTTCTTCGAAAGGAAGTTCAGCTAATTCAGCACCCGCTCCTGGTTTCAATTTTCTTTGTGCCCAAAAACCAACAAGGTCTTTATTACAAAATTCTTTTTCAACTTTGATGTCGGCAACCGTAATTGTCTTTTGAGAAAGAGCATCTGTTCCGCCTGGATTGAATCCACAAGAAGCACCGTTCTGCCAAACAATAGTTGAATCCAACAATTGTAATGCTTGAGTTCCCTTGATACCTTCAACCGTTTGCATCAATCTAACTGATTTAGATTGGTTAACTAAACGTGTATAAAGTACATCTGAATTCTCATCGATGTAAGCTGGTAATGCATCAGTGTCCCAGTCGAATTTTTGTCCTATTTTAATAGTTGCCATAATTGATTTTTTTATTTTTTATTTTTTATTTTTTGTTAAGCTAATTTTGAAACTTTATCCAATGGAGCAGTCTCAGTTCTTGTGAACTTTTTCTTTTCAACTCCCATTTTCTCGATGTGAGCAGCCATTGTCAAGATTGTCTTTTGATTTGCTTTATTTACTTTTTCAAGTTCAGCAAATTTCTTATCTTGTTTAGCAATGAAATCTTTCAATAATTTTGCAGTTGATTGCTCTTCGTTGACCTTCTCAATTTCAGCTTCAACTTCAGCTTCAACTTCAACTTCTTCTTCTTCACTTCCGTCAATTATCTCAACAACCGTTCCAGTTGCATCAACAACGATTTTCATTCCTTCCATTTCACCGCCAAGCATATGCTCACCTTCAGCCAATGGCACTTCTGTTCCATCTTCTAAAGCAACGGAACAAACCGTTCCAACTGCAAGTTCACCATCATACATTATGACAGTGCCATCAGCCAATTGTGCTTCGGCTAATGATTCAGTAATTCCTAAAGCTTCCTTGATTGAAGAAAGTAAACCTTTTGATTTTTTTACAACTGGTTTCTTTGAAGTTTCAAAAGCAAGTTTCGATTTCTTCTCAGTAGCAGTCAATGTTTTTTTATCGGACATAATTAAGTTATTTGATTGTAAGACTATTTTTTATTAAAATTGGATATTATTGAAAATAATTTTCGAGCAATTTTTCTTTGTTCCATTGATGTTTGTTGCTCTGCTTTTTTTACTTTAATCGGGTACTTAATGAACACACCTTCAATGCTAAATCCATTGTATTTCCCAGCTTTGATTTCCTTCCAAAGCTTTCGGTCTTCAACCTTGTAAGACATCATCCAAGACCCATCACGAATACCTTGCTTCTCTAAGTTTTTCGGCACACCCATTCCACGTTCTGAATCAACAATCCATTGCTCAACCATAAAGATTCCATTGCTCGGATTGATGACATCTTCTGAATCGTGTTGCTTATTGACACGGTCACGATATCCTTTTTTATTATAAAGAATCCACATTTTTTTTATGGCTTCCTTGTTGAAGATTACATAGTGTTCGCCCAGTTGTTTATCCTTTCGATAGATTGGTGTTCCTTCGGCAATCACAACACCAGTTATAATGCGTTGCTCTTCGTCCATAAAGTATTCGGTTTCGTTTTTTCCGTAAGCTTCGAACGCTCTCATATGAGCGGGATAGTCAACGATTGAGTTGAATTCGATTTCAGTTTCTGAATCTTCAAGGTCGATATCGATTAAATAGAATGGATGCATAAATTTATTTTTTTTATAAAGTTGATTGTTCTACGATTGCTTCTTGTTCTTGTCTGACCATTTGTAGTTCTGAATTCAAAACCGAAACTCTTGCCATTGGTGGTCTCGTCAATGCTGGTTGCTCACCAGTAAAGGTCTCACCATTTGCTCCACGCCTCACCACTTCGTTCTCTGACGCACTACTCGACGCACCTGAGCCCGATGCACTCGAACTTGAAACGGATGGAGCAGAGCCGACCTTTGCCTGTTTGAATGCTTTGACTGCCGTTGCTATGTTTCCAAGTACCGTCGCAACCGCAGTCGCAATGGCGGGAATGTTTGCGGGAAATGGAACACCCCTAACTGATGCAACCGCTCCCGTGATTGCCTTTGCTGAATCCAATGCCATTTGTGATGCAGTCATTACGGCTGAAAATTTCAAAGCTTTCTGTTGGTCTTTGATTGCAAGTTCACCGATTGATTTCAATCCATTTATTGCAGCTTGTCCCACGGCAAAAATTGCGTCTTCAGTTTCTTTCTTTTTCTTAAGTTTATCATCTTGAAGTTTATCCCAAGCTGCTTGTGCATCTGCATATGCTTGTCCTGTTGTTGCATTAACTTCTTGCTCTACTCGTAAATTGTCCTCACCTCTTTTTTTCTTTTCTTCCGCATCCCCCTCTTGAATCTCATCAAGCAATTTGTTTCTTTCTCCCGCTTGAATCCTTTCGAGATTTGCAAGTAAAGCCGATTCCTTTCCATACTTTTCAATCAACTCGTCACGCTCACGTTGATGCTTCAATTGAAGTTGAGTGATTGCACGTTCATCAGCATCCTTTATGTTAGCAGCAATCTGGTCTTCCAATTGTCTTTGAAGTTCTTTTCGCTTTTCACCTTCTTCTTTTAATTTTGCAGTTTTTTCTTCTTCAGATTTTTTAAAAGCATCATTAGCTTTCTTTTGATTTTCTGCACTTTTTACATTTATTTTTTGTTCCGTATCGTCGTAAACTGTTGCTAATTCTCCTAATGATTTTTTTGTTTCAGCTACGGCTGCCTTTGCATCCCTAGCATCTATTTCTGCAAATTGAGCCAAAAAACTTGGTCCTGACTTAAATTTATCCCGCTCTGCTTCGTAAATTTTTTGCTTCTCTTCTGCTATAATTCTTTCAGCATCTAAAACTTTATTAAGCTCAGCAATTTGGTCAAGTGTAGATTGTCGCACAATTTCTAACTTTTCCATTTCCATCTGCTCGGTATTTTTTCCCGCAGCATTGGCTACCTCAATCTCTTTATCATATCTACCTACAATTAAATCTCTTTGTTTTTGTATGTCATCGGCAGCTTTTTGATGTGCTTTCCTTATATTTTCCTGTTCTTTAATTACTTCTTTACTTGCTTCAATCTGTTTATTTAAGGTTTCAATCCTTTCTTTTTCTGCTTTATTTGCATCGTCAACAGATTTTTTATAATTCTTATAAGAACCACTTGCGTCAAATAATCCTAATGTAAGAACGTCAAATAATCCCGCAGCCAATTCAATCGCATAATCAATACCAGCAACAATGCCATCAAGAACCGATGATGCAACTTTACCGAGAGCATTAAAAACTACTGTCACACCTCCCATTTTTGAAATTAAAATTCCAATACCAGCAATCAATGCTCCAATTGCAAGAACAACTAATCCCATCGGGTTCGCACTCATCGCTGCATTGTATAACCATTGAATAGCCGTTGCCGCTTTTGTTTTGGCATTGCGCAATTCAATCATCAAGAACGATTCCTTTTCAAGTGATGCCCGAATCGTTTCTATTGCCTGAAGTGCTCCTTGCGCTGCTTGTAGCTTTGTGAGTGTCTTTAATAAGTCTTCGTTTTCCACGCCAAGCATTGCGGTCACACCTTGGAATGCTTGATAACCCGCAACCACTGTTCCTCCTAACTGTAAGCCCGCTTGCATTTTTCTTCCGCCATCGCCAACACGTGATACTTCTTCGCCAATAGATTTTAATTCGTCTTTTATCTCACCCGCACGTCTAATAGCTTCTTGTCCTATTGGTGATGTTGCACCAGCCTGTATAGCGATTGTTTGGTATTCTTTAATCGCTTTTGAGTAATCTCGAAAAGTCAACCCACCTTTTTCAACTTTCTTATTAAGGTCATCTAATTGTTTTTGTGTTTGACTATTCGATTTGCTTGACGCATCAGCAACGTCATCAAATCCTTGTGCAACTTTTTCTAAATCTTCAACCGAGTTACCAGTATTGACTTGTGCGTCTATTATTACGGTGCGTTCCATTATGGCAATACGATTATATGAATAGTTGCCTTAGTAAGTTGGTCGTTATCAAATCCACCACCACCATCTTTTGCAGTTTGAAGAATTATTTTGGAAGATGAATTCCAAAACAATGCACACGTTCCAGTTGTCGGTGAAGGAACAATTGCAAAAACGGTTTTATTCGATGGAAATAATGATGACGAATTCAAAGCAAATTCGCCAGGGTCATCATAAGCAAATGCAACCGAACCAATAGTGTTTTTTATCAACGTGTCAACGGTTGGAGCAGTAACTCCCGCTTGCGTTATGATTGCAAAATATTCTTTGATTGCACCCGCACCACCACCGACAACTTCTATTCCATTCGATGAACGTGTATACATTATTCCATCGGCTGAATTGAAAAACAATTCACCCACATAAACATCAGTCGCAATCCAACTTCCATCCGTGTGGTCATCACTTGCGGGAATCGTTGGAACTTCTCCAGCGATACTTGATACTTTTACCACTCTTCTTTCAACGCTTGTTCTGCACATATTTTTATCCTCCGTAACTTAATTTAGCAGTTGTTTCTGCTTTGTTTATTTCGCCTCTAACAACAGACACACCCGTGTCCGCTCCATTACTATTGTTCCCGCCTTCGGAAACTAAATCATTAGTCAAATCTTGTGGCACTAAAATTGGAATCAATCTTCTTCGACTTCCCTCAACTATTCTCACGAGTTCCATATACGTTGTTTCTTCACCATTTCCATTGTAGTCAACTATCTCATTCTTTCTAAACAATACACCATTAATCATTGCAAACCTTCTGAATGATTGTGGTCGGATATGCGACTTGTTCAGCTTATAATATGCTTGGAATATTTTCGAATCTTTGCCAGTTATTTCTTTCAAGAACTTTTCGTGATAAACCGAAAACATATTCTCATTGACATAATTTGCATTCGACCATTGCAAGAAAATCGGTAACTCAAAATTAAAATCAAATGTCGGATTATCTAAATCATCCAAGTGATTAATGCAAGGATAAGATGTGTAAGTGTTGAATGTTGTTGTCACCGCTGAATTACGCAACACCCACGAATCGGATGCTCTCAATCCCGAATAAATAAACGCTCGTGGCTTTCCCTTGAATGGAGTAACAACACCAGTATTTTCATCGAATGCAATTATGGTCGGAATAACAATGTTCGTTCCTGGCACTCCCACCGGCACGGTCTGAGCAAATGGTAACTGAAAAACTCGTTCACCTTTTTCGAATGTCGATTGCACTTGATAGTTCTTGTCACCATAACCTTGACCAAATTTGCTGCGATAATTTTGATTATAATAATCGTTGTCTTCGAGAAATTTGTATAAATAATTTTTACCTTTAATCTGTGATGATGAAAGTATTTTCTGCTCCCTTGAATGGTCGAGCAGTTGTGTCATATCATCGAATACGTTTGAACCTAAATAGAAATCATCCAACGGTTCTATTTTCACACCACCTTCCGAATCTGCATCGTCAACGTAAAGATTGAAAGCCAAGATTACACCATTCAAAAAATCTGAACATTTCATTTCGGGAATGTAATTCGACAAGTAGATAGTATCACCATCGATTGGCACACCACCCAATGAACGCAACTCGAAATTCCAAGTTCCACTATTAGCAATGCCAATGGTGTACGTTGGCATATCTTCGGGAAGTGTTTGTGAAGTATCTATTTTTTGAAATCCTATTTTAAATACAAGTGAAATCACATCACCAACATTGAGTGATAAATTTATCGAACCATTGAATGTGGTTATTCCAGTATTATTTGTAACAAAAATATTTCCGAGGTCTGCTCCATTTCTTACAACCCTCAATGCTGCCGTGCTTAATAAACCACCGCTCGAAGTAAAATCAACATCACCATTAAATAACAATTGATAAGTCCCTTGCTTGGCAATCGTAAAGTCTCCAGTTGTTTCATCGAACTGACCAAGAGCATCCACCACCAATGTTGTTGCACTCCAAAAATTATCAGCGATTTTTAAAATCTTACTATAATTATAATTGTATCTATAAAGTAGATTTCCTGTGGGTGGCAATGGAAAAAATGGAGTATCAAACGACGAGTAAGTTATATCTTCGCTGAATGAACCCGTCGCAGTATATTCTGCTTTACGTTGCAAGACATCGGATGCACTTACATTTTGTTTCTCACCACCACCAAAACCAAGAACGAATCGTTTAAATCTTTCTGAATCAATAAAATTTCCAATGATAGTCTGACCGACTAATGCAAAGCACTTGGTCATTATCTCTCGGAAATAAATATGTGGGAATATATTATTTGTTTTATAGTCTCGAAGATTTCCCGAATAGCCATAATCCGCCAACGGATATAGATATCCAAATCCATCAGGAACACCACCCGTAAAGTTCGCAACTGGTGAACCATTTTGAACGACCGAAGTTGCCCAACTATTTTCAATATTCGTGATTGATAATGTATGGTCATATTCCGACCATCCCAATTCTGAAACTTTAATATCTTTCAATAACGAAAACAACTCGACCATATTGGTCATTAAAACAATATTGAAAAAGTAATTTTTATTTTCAATCGTCACGCTTTGAAGTCTGCACATCCCGATGAAAATATTATCACCATCTTCTGAATAGGTTGCTGGAACTTGTTGCGTTGGGTCGAAGTCAAAACCTACCGTTGCATTCTCAATCGCTGATAAACTCAACGAATATGTTGATGAGAAAAATGCTTTGTTTCTTCTTGTGCCTGGTAGCTTAATATTTTTAGAATAGTTCCTCTTTCGATTCTGTGGTTCTTTAACATCAGCAATAGAATAAGACAAAGGGACTGGCATATCTTCGCTGATATCAATCAAAACATTGTTTATCGTTAGTCTTCCTTTCATTATATCAATACCGATTTACGAGCATCCGACAATCCGACTTCGACAATCTCTTGAACAAGTCCATCAGTAATAATTTTTTTCTTGATGTAAGATGAATTTAAAATCTGCACTCGATAAGTCACCAATGAATAAATCATACAGACAAATGGTGATTCATATAATTCACGAACCAACCAATTTTGAACATCGACTTCAATCCAGTCTGAAGTGACGGTCATCTTACCACTTGATGTCACCAAGTAATCTTGCTGCCTACCATCCGTTGTGTTAAATACGAATTGATTTGCATCGTTCCATTGTCCGAATTGTTTTTCAAATCCATATCTCTTTATGCTTCTCGTTTCCTCAGTTGCTAAGATGTAAGAAAAACATTCTATACTTCCGATTGAACTGAGAAATAAAAATCTTTTTGTGATATATCTATCGCAAGACCTATCAATATAAATTCTAAAAGTTTGCGTTGCTGCTGCACCTATGTCAAGGTAAACTTCGTAATAAGCTGAATCATCAAAATCCAATTGAGTGATTGATGTTGCTGCGATTATTGACGCTTGTGATAAATTAAAAATCGTAAACTTATAAGCAGTAATTGCAACGCTATCCGATGCCACTACTGAACCGTTGGCATCGTATAAATAAATCTCAATAAAATTTCCAGCTTGATTATTCGTTAAGAACATTGTCCACATTTGTTCCGTTGGTGAACAAAAATATTTTGAAGATGATGGAAATAATGTTAACCATTTTTTATTCAATCCATAGGCATAATCGGTATAGTCCCAATCGATGAAATCACTATCCGACAATGATGCTTTGAAAACGGTTATCGTTGATGATGTTGCTGAAGCTTGATTCGCTGCTGGTGTTCCATATCGTTCAAAAACCTTGATGTAAATCTCGGTATTATTCGCAGCCGTATCGTGAAAGTTTGACCCCATATAAGGAACACCGCACGACACCGTAGCATAATCAGTCGCATCGTAATGTGCATATATTCCATTCTCAGGAAAGACCAAATGGTTTCCGCTTAATATTCCACCAACGTATACTTCAATGTAATAAACAAAATTTGCATTCGCAGTTTGGTTCGAAGAAAAAGTAAACACAACGGGATTATCCGATGGAGTATATAATTGCGGAACGCTTTCGATTGTGACTGCCATTATTGTTGTGAATTTATTTTGTCAGCAATTGTTTTGAACTTTATCGACACCGCCTCACCCATTGCCACGCTCAATGCGAATTCTAATTGAGCAGCAAAATCTTCACCAAACGATTCTTCAATAAATGGTTTTGGTTTCAATCCTTTCTTCTTCACTCCTGATGCGATTGCCCAACTTAATTGCTCATATGTTTTGATATATGGATTGTCCGATGGTAACTGAACACCAGCCGATGGAATCCATTCTCTGATTGCTTCTGCCATTGCTCCATTCGGACTTGCAGTCTTGAATGAATATGGTGACGAATGTGATTGTTGTAATCCATTTACACCCGCATCAATAAATAGCAAAGCAATATCACCTTCAATAGTAAAACTAAATGAAGAACCATTTTTGGAAATAGGCATTGCAATAATACTCTGAGCAGAAGTTCCCGATTTAGATTTAGATTGGTCTTTAATTAATTGTCTTGCAAGATTAATCGCTTCTTCATTAACCGAATCCAATGCAATCAATACCGCATCAGTTATCGGGTCTTGACTAACACCTAAATTTAATTGATTGACTATATCACCTTCGTTAATTGCCATACGCTAATAAGACTATTTTTTTCGCATCTTAGATATTCGCATTTGTTCCATATCGGCTTCGTATTTCCGTTTCATAATAAACAAAAAGTGTTGGCATTGCAACGCAGTTACTTTCTCCCATTGCAGATAGTCTTCCTTCGCAATTGCGTGAATCCAATTCAGCCACGATTCTGAATTATCTTCAACGCTTTTTGCCTTAGCATCTGACTTCTTGCGGTTTGTAGTACCATAAATCCTGGCAATAATTGTTCCCGTTTCTGCAAAAAAAAATCGACCACATCGACATAGTGGTCACCCCGAAAATGTTTGGTCATTAATTCAGCACGGTCTTCAAGTTTCTCATCACCATACTGCGTTCCCTTTCTCAAGTAAAGGATTGCAATGAACTTGCCTGGATAGGTCAGCACTTCTTGACCGATTACATCAGCATCAATGAACCTTCCCGCAGACCAAGACTTGTGAGCAAGGTCTTGATTAAACTCATAGGTGATTCCTTGAATGGTCACTTCCTTCGGTGGTTTTTGCTTCTTACGGTCAACGGATTTGATTATATAAGTAAATGCTTTTTTCACCGATTCAATATCTACTTTTTTTATTGCGTCAACACTATGACCAGTGACCGCTGCAATCACTTCGCACATTGTTATAATGGTGACGTTCTCGAATGGATTCGTTGCAATATAATCCATCAACCTTGCAGCTTCGGTCAACGTGTACTTGTCGAGTGAAATCGGGATGTGTAACTTCATAAATATTTTTTAGTGTAAATGTAATCCGATAATTTATTTTGCTCAGTTGTTATTTTGCCAACATTCGATTCGAATATTGATTCGGTGCTTTCCATCATTTTCATCCATCCTAATTCGTGTTTGCAACATATCGCTTGGATTCCGCAGTCAGCCATTTCTTTTGCGAAGACCAAGTCCGACATTCTCAAATGCATCGATGCGAATAGTAGTTGTGGTCTGAAGTAGTAAGTATCGAATGCAGTCACTCCAGTTCCAGCGACATCAACAATCACGTCTTCGCTTACCGTTCCCATACATCGATATGCTTTCTTGTGTCCGTGATAATAATTCAATCCAACACCATCAAGCTTCCTTCCGTGATAAGTAATGACACAACCTTTATGTTTATTAATATTGCTCAAAGTTTTTTCAACGTAATCGGATGGATAAATGAAATCATCATCCATCATAAAGTAGTATTCAATCGAATCGGAAATAAAATAAAACTTTCCGTTATCGGTTAAATTATTCCCGTGAGCGATTTTTATTTTATCCCGTTTCAATTTTGCAATAAAAGCATAATCCACTTGTTCAATCTCGTTGAAGTATATTCGTATCTCATCAACTTGATTGTATATTGAATCAATCATTTTTAGCAGAACATTTATTCTGCTTGGCATCGTTGCAATATTGGCAGTAATTTTTTTCAATTTAATTTTTTCGCTGGTGGTTTTGTTCCGAGCATCTTGTGAAACTTTCGCATTGCATTCTCCATATTGATGGCAGCACAATAGATGTGGTCTTCTTTTATTTCCAGTTCTCGATGTTTGCGAATCAACTTGTCTTCACCAATTACGGCTTTCGATTTGCCAAGTTCGGTCTCGTAAATCATTGAATTGATTAAGTCAAGTTCCCACATCTTCATTCCAGGGTGCAGTTCAAAGTTTCCCTTGAATATTTTTTTTTCTTGCACCACAACCAATTCAGAAATCTCACCAGTCGCCAATGGCTTTTCGTTTTCGTCCGAGAATATTTTCATTCTAAAATGTATTTATGTTTGTCGGTCAGGATGTAATCAACATTTTTCAAATCTTGCTCTTCAGGTTTGCGAATGTAGATGCAAACTGCTTCCGCATTCAACTCCATTTTTTCGAGCATATAAATAATGGAAGTTGAAACGGTATGTATTTGTTTTGCGTTCTGCAATACCTTGTACCAATCGAGCAAAGTGAAACCATCAATGATTTCCATATTGATAATTTTGCAATTCGATTCGATTGCTATTGGTGGGATGGTTCTGATTTGGGTCTTGTATGCCGTATTCACAACGATATATTCTTGACCATCATCAAGACCGAGCATCGAAAACAAAAGGTCTTCGGACTTCTCATCTCGCACCCACTCGAAGTCTCTCCATTCCTTCCAAGCATTCCAGTCATTTGTTCCGAGTGCATACTTCGACTTCATACATTCACGCAAGGTGACCTTCATAATATTTTGAGACCATCGCATCGGAATCACTCGGAATCCATTTCCTTTCACTTCAACTTGACTATTGTAATCGATTGACAAAAGTTTCTTATCAACGAAAGTAATATCGGGGAAATGTTTTTGAATATTTATAAACTGCGAATCGACTGCCCAAATCACACGATGACCATCTTCGATAAAGTCATTCGCAATCTTGATGCAAAACAGAATGTCACCAAGTCCAGCGAATTGATTCATCACAATAATATCTTTCGTGTCATTATCGCAATACTTGAAGTCGGTTGCCACGCAAGGTCTTTCGTGATGCCCCATTGCCGATTTTAATCCGATATGCTGAACGATTGATGGGTTGCTTACGATTATATCCATACCAGTCGCAGAGTATGCCTTACAAGCCAATTCGTCCCAGTTACCTTTCCCGTCCTTCAAAACTTGTTGACAAGCTGGTTCAATATACTTTCGGAATGTCGCTTCGTTCATTGCCATATTGATTCCACCACAAGACTTTTTCGTGTGATAGTTTGCGAATGATTTCAATATCGGATGTCTTGCTTTACCGAGTGAATTCGTCACGAGTGAATTGAATCCAGTTATTATTCTGCCAGGAAATTGTTCAATGAGTAATTGCATCTTACTGAAGAAATCTTCGCACACCACCGCATCACCATCCAAGTTGATAACGACATCGCAACCGTTTGCGAATAGATGGTTATATCCAGTTATAATCGATTGAGATATCCCCGACTTCTTTTGGTTATACATCACCGAATAAAAATTGCTTTCAAGATATCCCGATTCAATCAACTCGATTGTTTTCTTATCAGTTGAGCAATCATCGACAATCAATACTTCAACGTCTGAATTCAAATCCGAATAGTTCAAACTTGCCAAACACCTTTCTAAATAGTCTGGTCGATTGTATGTAGTAATCAATAATCCTAATTTCATACTTCAAGAATAAAGTTGTGTTCGTGATTCGTTTCCATTGCCGCACGGAATGATTCGATTGTGTAGTCAATCAATTGACCATCGACTAATCTTCGCACTTTGTAAATCGGGAATATTGTTTCGATGATGTCTTGAATATTTTGTTCCTTGTCAGGAAACCACGCTGGATGAAACGAGACATAAATGGTCGGCTTGTGTGCTGCCAAGAATTCTCGTGCTTGTTTTAATATTAGCACCTCGCCACCTTCAACATCGATTTTGATTAGTGAAACTTCAGACATATCTATGTCCGTATATTCAACGAATGAACGCAATGTGGTTGATTCAATCTGCGTCTCACCATTGACATTGCCACGATTAATCAAACTGCTTTCGGAATTACCGAATGATGATTGTGTGTTCAATGTGACCAATCCTTCTTTGTCTGAAATCGCTACTCCATAAAAAAACTTTAATCCACATTTATTCAGTTTCAAGTTTTCAGTCAACTCGCAATGGATGTTCGAATCAGGTTCGATGGTGAAAACTTTCGCTCCCAACTTTTTTGCGTAAATGGAGCAGACACCATTCCAAGCACCGATATCAATGAATGTTGAATTGGGTTTGATGTATCGGTCAAAGACCTTGAACGTATCAGATTCCCAATTCCCGTTTTCGACTTCTGCCCAAAACTCAGGTCTTGATTTGAATTTAATGCCGTGACCGTTTTTGAATATTTTCATTTCGTGTTTATTTTTATCGCTTCTAAAAATTCGTCCATTGCCATCACTCTTCCTGGCTTCTCCGAGTTATCCATCAACGCACAATTCTTGTCCGTTCGAATAACGACCTTTTTCATCACCAAACATTTGACCGCTCCATTGTAAACACCCGCATTAAATTTGCATCGATTACATTGCCACAATCCAAGTCTGCTCATTTCTGAACAACTACATAGAATGAATTATTCAAATCATTCTCTGAAACAAATACCTTGCTCCATTGAGTGAACTCAAAATAATCTTTCATCACAAATGGATGCAAGTTGTGAATATGTTTTTGATTGTTCCAAGTTCGCCAATATTCTTGCGAGTAATGTGGCAAGTATAAAAATAACACACCACCATCTTTCAACATCGTTCGCCAATAGTTCAATGTTTTTGTCCAATCAGGAACGTGTTCGAGACAATGTGAACTGAAGATATAATCCCACTTGCCATCGGCATCTTCGAAGTTTCTCGGTAGTGACATTGCGTTGTAGTTAGGGTCAATGACTGGGTCAACGGGAAACGAGCCAGGGAATGACCATTCCAATCGGTTGCATCCAACATCAACACCAGCACCTTTCAAGATTTCTTTTGCGAATGGAAATGCAAATTTTGCAGCGAATCCCTCACCTTGAAACTTGGGATATTCTTTTCCATTAAAAATTATTGTTTCAATCATAGTTCAAAAGTAAATATTATTTTTTAATATACATAGTAGTTCGTCTCGATTGGTGCAATGCCTAACTCGGTATATCTCATCGCATCGCAAAAATGGTCGACCTTCTTCTCAGGCTTATTCAATGGCATCCCGTTCACGTCCTTTGCCCATATGTACGATTCAAGTTCTTTGATTCCATTCTTGCTTGACGAAGTAATCATAAATCGATTCTCATTTATCTTCTCAATCGAAAAGTTTACTGAGCCATCAGGTTTGTTCACCTTGACCACATCGATACCCATCTCGACAAGTTCGTTGATGGTTCGTGGGTCTTCACTATCCGCATAGATTGGAACGATGCCCGAATATTGTCTGAGTGCTTCGGCAATCTCTCTATTCCCTTTCTGCCTTGCATACATCACCTCGTGATAGATTGATATACCTTGCCATTTATACTTCGCCACAATCGAAGTAAATGAGTTGGTGAACCCGAAGTCAAGACCGAGGCAATCCAACACCGCATCTTCGGGAATGTTATCAATCTTGTCCCAATCCTTGAAGATTAATCCATCAAGCATTCCAGTCTGACCCATTCCGTACACCTTCCAAACATTCGACCAGTAGTGCGACTTGATGTTCGATTCAGCAAATAATAGTTCACCTTGCACCAATGGATTGTGAAATGCTTTCTCTCGGTAAAGTTCAATCTCGTATCGCTCCGATTCGGAGAGTAGTTCGTTGTCTTTATAGGATAGAATAATGAAATCGCAATCAACTCTATTGATAAGTTCTTTGTGAACGAAGAACTCTGAATCGGGATTGAAATCGGCAAGTACCAACTTCGTCCTCGATGCTATTTGCCGATACGATTCGAAGTCGCATTTGTTTATCTCATTAAAGTATGCAAGGTCTGAACGAAGTCCTTTACCGACATCCGACTTATCAAGACCGATGAACTTAATGAACGAACCATTCGGAAACTTATAAAGTGTTCCAGCTAAGAATCGATGCTCTTCATAAAGTCCCGCCATTCGCATCACCTTGATGAAGTCCTTGATTACGGTCAGTCGCATCTTGGTCAACTCTGCCGAAATAATTAAGATTTCTCTATCGGGTTGCGACGATGCGTGGTTGCATATCAGTATCAAGAACGATATGGTCTTCCCCGCTCCCTGACCACCTTGAACGATTCGAATCTTTTTTTTTAATGATGCTATCTTCCTAAGTGCCGTTGTTGCTTGAATCATCCGATAGTGGGTCAATATTAAGTATTGAAACGGTTTTAATATTTTGGTCAAGCTGAACTTTGTTTCCGTATTTTTTAGGATTCAACTTTTCAATTAAAAGTTTTCGAGCTTCTATTCGCAACTTTGAACGACTTGTCCATTCCCTATTTTCAACTTCCTTCTTTTCTTTATTTGGCAATATTATTGTCATCGTGTCATTTGTTCCGTCATCCGCTATTGCAAGAATTTCATCAGCTAATAAATCAGTTTGAATTTCCTTCGCGCGCGTGTATCGTTTTTCAAATGACTCGCCGTTTATCTTATTTTCTTCGTCTCTAAGCCATTTATAAAATGTAAGTGTACTCATTTTAAATTCTTTACAAATAGCAACAAGTCCAAGAGTAGATTCAGAAATTCTTTCACAAATTGCCTCTGCTTCTATTGGATTAAATGGTCTTGGAATATTTGGCATTTCTGACATCACTTAAAGTTTAAAGGTAGTTTTAAAGCATTGATTGAATCGATGAGATTCTTTTTCGATGCGTTTCTCGGTTCGGGTTGCTTCGCTTTTTTCAAGATATGAAGAAGTTGAGTATTCGTCATTGATTCATCAGCCTTGAAGAACTTTTCCGATTTTATTCGGTCAGTTAGTGGAATCGTTTTCGCTCCCGAATAATTTTCACCGACCGTGGTTGGTTGATATTTTTTGTCCAAAACATTTACGGTTCGTTGGAACGTCTCCATCACGCAAGCTTTGCAATTTTTATCGAATGGAGTGCCACCAAGTTCGAGATAAGCTTCTTCGAGTATTTTTTTTTCAGGCATTGTCAAGACTACCATTCCTGATTGCCTGAATTGGTCAATGTTTACCGATAAGTCTTTAAGGAAAATATCACATTTTGTCATTGTTCTATTATTTTATTTATTAATGATGCGACAACATAGGTTGCCATTATATTGATTGCTGAATCGAATGTAAATCCATTGTAGATGTGAATGAAGGAACATATCCATAAAGTAAGGCACGGATAACAATCGAACGGTTTGATGCGTTTAAAAGTTTTTTTATTTCCCCAAATCAATTTTTTTATGTAGAAAGCTATTGGGAAAACGTGAACGAGCATAAAAGCTAATCCAATACTAAGTATTTCGATTTTTATATTCATTTTCGATTATTTGAGTATAGTTCCTAACTGATTTTTTTATCACGTTGATTTCAATTTTTAGGTATTCAGATACCTTTTGCGTTGAATTCAATTTCAAATATAATAAAAATATTTCATTTTGGAACTTCAATGCTTTATTTTTCTTAGGTTCAGACAGATAGGCATTGAGCCAATCGGTAAAGTTAGGTTCGTCTTTTGGAACAATCGCATTCGTATGACCGATTAACGGCACTCTATCTTTATGACCGTACTGCTGATTGAACTTTGATGACTTGGTGTTCCATTCTCGCCAGGCAACTGCCTTGAAGAACTGAATCGGTGACGTTATCGATTTCGAATCTATTTTCTTCTCGTGAATCTTGATGGCACAATGCTGGAGCAAGTCGTCAGCGAGTTCACTTCCACCAGTAATCTGCCGACAAGCTTTGATGAACTTTGGGTCTTTGTATATTAAGTCGATTAGTTCCAATTTTCAAAGGTAGTATTTCATCAATAACATCGCAGTACATATCCCGATAACGAATGCGATAAGTTTTATTTTGTCTTTATTCATATACGCATAGTTTGTCGATTGAGACCTTCAGAGTCGATGCAATCACAATCAGTTTATCGATGTTCGGTTCTGCCCGACCTTCTTCGTATGCTCCGATTGATTTATAGCTGATGCAAGTCGCTTCGGCAAGTTTGCGTTGTGATAGTCCGAGTTGCCTTCGATAGTGCTTTAAATTGCGTGAGAATAGGTTCATATTAATTATTTAGTTGTTCAATTCGATTCCGCAGTTTCCAATACTACATACTGCCAAATAGAGAAATTTGTTTAGTTTGTGATTGTATTCTGACATTTGCTTTTTGATAGCTACTTTCGTTTATTTCATAACCATCATATAACAGTTCTAAATCTTTTGCAACTACTCCAAAAGTTCCACTACCAGCAAAGCCATCCCAAACCCTTTCACCCTTGCAAGTGAGCCATTCCATTATCGGCTTTATTAAACCAATCGGTTTACCCCAAACACCCAATTCTTTACCTACATTTCTTGGAACTTCAATAACACTATTAAGCATCTTTCTTTCTCTCGGTGTGTAGGTTCTATCTCCTAAATTATTATCCCTTCCTATGCAGCCTTTTCCTTTTTTCATTGATTTTCTATTTGCATTGTATTCGCCAGTATAAGCATCGTAACGAAGTTCTCCGTAAATCATTATATGTTCGTGTGTTAGTCTTGGCATATTATGGCTTACCCATCTACCATCCTTAAAAAACCAAATCATTTCAAACTTTGGTACTCCAAACAATTTTTCAACGTGGTGTCTGTTTTGAAAGTTTGTAAAGCAACAAAATGTTTTTGCATCAGGCTTCCAGTTAATATCTTTCCAAATATCAAAAGGCGGGTCAAACATTGCAAGGTCATATAATCCAGTTCCATTTTTATAATCAGAGTGAGTTACTAAATTTGACCGTACTTCTATCATTTGAATATTTTTTTTTAATTGAACTTTTGATAAGGGCAACTTTGACAAGCCCGAAACCGTTATTGCTTCTCGCTCCATTTTTTTAATCCATTAATAATTGTGCAAACATATTCGATGCAACTCCATACTGGGTAGATTAGCATCGCAATCATTAAGCCTAAGTAATCCCAGTTGATGAATAGTTCTATTTTCATACTTTAGTTTTTTGAGTGAATTCAATCCAAAAGTCTTCGAGATTACGAGCCACGATATAGATACCACCAACCTTCTCCAAATTGGCACGATATGTTCGTTGTGCTTCACTCATTCGGTCTTTGCCATACTTCACTTCTATTTTGACGTTGAAACCGTTAAAGAACGCATCTATGTCCTCAACGCCACGAGTTCCGTTGAAAGTATACGTTGACCGTTCTTTAATTGCGTTCATCCCAAAGTCTCGCTTGATTGTTTTGCCTTCACGAAATGTCCCCGCATTGTTTCGTCTTGTGGCAAATCCTCCCGTTAAATTTATCGCATCGATTATGCAGCGAGTTAATCCATTCGCTGAATTTTGCTTGTAAGCATATGGAGTGATTGCTTCGGGATTATTCAATGCAAGATTAGGATGCTCCCGTTTCTTCCGCTCAACGTCCAGTTGTTTGAGAATGGAGATATTCATTATATTGATTTTCATATTTGAGTAGTCTTGGTCTAAGGTGAGTGAATGCAATTTTGTTTAGTTCTTGATTTGAATATGGTACTTTTTCATCTAAGCAAATAAGTAGGTTGGTCAATGCCTGGGCATCGGGTGAGTTGAATCCAATGCTATTTCGATTAATGGAAACCTTTCCAATTCGTTCTTCGGTGGTTTGTCTCTTAAACATCCACAATGCGAAGTTAATTATTTCAGATTGTTCTCTCATATCCATTTGTCGTTTGCGTCAGGCATTTGTTCACCCTTGCGTATGTTGATGTATCTACCGATTTGGTCACGTTCGTTCAAGTAATCGTAAGAATGAAACTTGCAGAATATCTCAATCCAAGATGAAAATCTTTTCTGAGTAAGTTTGACTTTATAATCGGGATATTCATTCTTGAATTGTTCAAATAATTCCGACTTATATAATCTAACATTGAATCGAATGTTCTCGGCATCATTCGTCCATTCGTAAAATTCGTGGCAAGTTTCCTTGATGAACTTCCGAGTATGTAAATTATTAAATTCGGTGCTGACCAATCCATTGTTCAAGTAATACTGGCAACAATTCAGCATATAATTGTCAAACCTATCCCATTCATCAGCATTCCAATCTTCGAAAAGTAGATGTCCGAATTCGTCCAATGGAGTATTCGAAGAGTTGAAGTAAGCTGACATTTCGATTTCGAACTTTCTTCTCTCAAACGAGCCACCAATCCCACCCACGGTGTAGTTCGTAGTTATTATGATTTTGGGTGATTTTTGTATTGGTAGCTTGATTGCATCCTGACCTTTATATTCGAGAGTGATTCCTTCAGTAATAAGTGAGAATAAGGATTCGAAGTTGAAATGCTTTTTTACATCATCAAAAACAAGAATCTGAGTATCGGTTGAAACCGTTTGGTAAGGAAATGATTTTGTGAATTCAAAAGTCTTTCCATCGATTGAAGATACTTTTTTCATTTTAGATAGTGCATTCCAAAACAATCCCTTTCCGCTCCCACCGTTCGGATTCTCGGATATCGTTTCATCGTTAAAGATAATTGCCTTGTTGTTTGCCGAAGTCTTGTATGAATGGAGCAAGTAACCAATGACCGACTTAAAGCTATTATACTTGTCTTGATTCTGCCCTGAGATTAACCAAATGAATCTTCTGAATTCAGAGCCGTGATGGTCTGCCTTGTTGAAGGTACGGTCAATGATTTGCCTCTTCCAAACGAATCCATCGATATCAAGATAATCTATTTTTTTAATAGTATTTTTCGTCACCTCGACCACGCAATTCTTATAATAGATATACGATGCCGTTGCAGTATCTTCTTTCAATTCAATGTTGGCAGTATCGAGAAGTGAAAGGAAATCTGAATTGAAGAACTTCGTTGAATTTGCCATAAAATCGTAAGGATTATAATTGACATCTTCACGTTTCAACAAGTGATTTAAAGTAAAGTCCTTTATCCTTTTATCGTTTGTCTCTTCGAGTAGGTTCTGTTCTTTATGAATGAAAATAAAAGTTGATGTATTGGTCGGATAATACTTGAAAAAATTGTTCTGCTCCAGCCAATACTTGAACCGATGTGGTGATAATTTTATCTTTCCATTCTTGTCATAGTTCCAAAAATCATTTATTGAAATCTTCTCCTTGATTTGTTCGAGTGACTGAGTAACTTGTTCGGATTTCAACTCAGGGAAGGAAGAAACGATTTCCGTTTCCTTTTTGCCTGACCGAATCAACTTTTCAATCTTAGCTTTCGATGTCGAATCTTCAAAGAACTTTGTTTTGAAGTTAGCCGTATTTCGGTATGCCGATTTGATAATTCCATTTATTTCAGAGATTTTGAAATCGGACTGCTCAAATCGAGCCAGTACAGATTCGCATTCATTCTTGTTCACTCCGAAATCATTGAATGAAGATGCAAGCTTGAATAAATTATTCGACCTACTTCCCTCAATCATTCCATACTTCTTCTCCCACCAAGTAATTAAATTAGTTATGATTCGATTTTCAGAAACAACTGCGATAATCGGGTTGCTGATTCCGATTTCTTCCAACTCAGGTTCATCCTTTTTCGTCCATAGCTTCGATTCGGGATTATGATATAGTTCGGCATCGTATGATTCAAAACAGACCCTTGCAACGTCAGAACCACTTTCATCGAGATAATCGTTTTTGAAGTGTTTGAAAACGGAAGCAAAGTATTGTTTATGGTTATCGATTTCAGCTGGAACTTTGACCAATGCTTTCACTCCGATTCCCGATGGACTTATCCAACAAGCAAAAATGAATTCATCCTTTTTTAGTTCGTTCTTGAAATCAATAGTTTCTTGTTCGTTGCCGACCTTATCAAAATCAAGAACAACCAATCCTGAGTGAGCAATGCATCCTTTTTCATTTCGATAGTTGAAAGTTCCGCTGAAGCAGACCGAGACCAATGAGTTCTTATAAATCTCTTCCTTGGTCTCTCTGTACTTCTCAATAGGTTCTTTTGACTTACCATTCTTGATTCGGTCAAGAGCATACTCAACCGATTTGAAGAAAGGAGTTCCCGTTTCGTATATCTTTTTGAATATAGTAATGTTCATTTTAAAAAAAATAGCCTCGAATCAATATAATGGCGACAACCTGATTTTGGGAATCAGGAACATTATAATGTCCGAGGCTTATTAATAAGAGTGAGTAGTTTCTTCATATATCCGTATTGTCGATTTGGATGGTGCAATATTAATAATATTATTTGAATTAATTCAATATGCCCGATTATTTTTTTTTATTTCGGATTTATGCCCGATTGAATCCTTGTATCTATTTGATTATCAATACTGCTGCCAGGTCGCCAGGTTGAAATCCCCTTTTTTCAATTTTTTTTTTCAACCCTTCGCATTTAAAAATATATAGGGAGTAGTGACCTTTCAACCCGTCAATCGGGCATAAAAAAGCCTGACAGTTGATAGTCAGGCTAATTGGTTGTAATGGCATCAATCAACCGAACTTGTTCTTCAGCGTTTCCAAATATTCATCCCGCATCCGAATGACTTCGGGAAGATTCAAATCGAACTTCTCGTTCCACTCCTTGTCCGCTTTCACGTCAATGATGACCATCCGCTTCTCGTAAGGTATCGGATAAACGTCTCCATTGTCGCTCATTCGGGTGGTCTCAAGAAGGAACGCACATATCTTCCAAGTATCGAACCCAGTCAGCTTCATATAAAGTTGACATTGGTTATACTGCTCCGTGCTGATTCCATCGTGAATATAGTCGAGCCACTTTTCAAGTGACGTTGGACATTTGAAGTCCACACCATAGGTCAAGGTCTCGGCATCGGTAGTGCCACCCATTTCACCGTTGAAGATGAATCGACCCTTCTTGATTTCGGAATCGTAGTATTGATGGTAGTGAGCCAATGCAAACTCTTCGCCCAAGTTCCCGTGTTCGGTTTGCCAAGTTCCTGAGTTGTCATCTCGGAACTGGAAGAACTTCTCCTGAGCCAGTTGCTTCGCTAAAGTTATCATCCCAGCTTTCGCATCACGCTTCGGGACAAGGGGACTGCATCTACTTGCAGTCACCAGTCCATATCTTTTTTGGTCAAAAGTTGTCATCATTGTGCTTTTTGATTTTTAACTCGTAACGCTTCCATACTTTCACCGAATGCTCTGATTTTAGCGGAATAGATTATAATTGATTTACCCGCCCAATCATCGACGTATGGAGTTTCCAAGACCTTTGTGATGATTTTCATATTCGTCTTGTTGAGAATCATCGGCTTCTTCGTTCCTTTGATTTTAGCAATCACGCAAGATTCATCTTTACCGTCCTGGTTCTTGACCATTTCCTGAGTGACGGATTCGATTGTGATTTTTAGTTCTTGATTCGGTTGCAAGTCATATGCACCGATGTAATTCGGATTGGTTAATTTCTTCCAATGCGTTTTGGGTTGTGTTGTTTCTGACATAGTTGTTTAGATTTCGATTGATTTGATTATTGTTTCCGTTGATTTGACTTTGGTTTTTTCAACCAACTCATTAAACTTTTTGATTGCTTCTTCTTCAGTATATTCAAGGCAGTAAGCAAGACCGTCCTTGTAAATCCAAAAGTTGACCTTGCCAGTTGAAAAGGTTTCTTTTCTAATTTCGATTTTAATTTTTTTGTTTTCCATTTTGTTTTGTTTTTAATTGTTATAATTTTCGTCGATGTGATTTTCTATTTGGTCAATTAATCCTTCGCACTTGCTTAATCTTTTAGTAATATTTTTACCATTACATTCAATTTTATCAATTTCAAAGTAACCGCCTTCAGAAGGTTGCCAGTAGGTAGCTTCTGTTCTTCCAGTAAAGTAACCGTAGACTTCTACAATCATAGTAGTTAAGTTACCTGTTAGTTCTATTTCGATTATCATTTGTTTAGTGTTTGTGAGTAAAATTTGACGAACCATATAAGTTTTTGTTTTTGTCGTTCCATTTCTTTCAAGTCCTTCATAGTTTCGGTATCATCGTTGCAACTGATGTGGATTGATTGAATCGCATTTAATTGCTTATTGATTTGGCTGATTCGTTTATAGGCGAAATCAATAACGCATTGCGGAACATCGATTTCAGTTTGCATTGTTCTTCATTATTACATTAAGTCTGTTGCTCGTTAAATCTAATAGGTATAGCATTTCTTCTTCCTTGAATAGTTTGCATTCCACGCTTAATAATTCGCATAGAATTTCCATTTCGTGGAAAGAATCAACCGTTGAGCAAAGCTGAACGTACTGGTCGAAAGTGTAGGTAGTTTTCATTTTTGAATGTTTTTGATTAAAATGTTTCTTGTTTGGATAAATTGTGATTGCATTTTTTCAGATGCGTTTTCGTGAGCGAATATGAATGTCTTGCACTTGATGAACTGCTCTTCCCACTCAATTGATATCTTGCAGATTTGACCGCTTGAAATGAATGATGGGTTGCAATTTGCTTCGAGTTTATACTCGATGATTCCATTTGCTCCTAAATAGTCAAGGATGTCGTTAAGTTGCTTTCTCATCCTACAAGTTTTGATTTCTCGATTGGAACGAATTCGCAGATTGGCAATCCAGTGATTTCCGAGATTCTGACAATGGTCTTGATGTTTGCCTTGTCTGTTGTGTTGCGTTGCATCAGCTTCAAGGTATTCACGGACACACCCAGCATCTGAGCAAGTGAACCGATGGTCATTGCCTTGTCTGGTTGACTGACCGTGTTAAAGTAATTGATTGCTTTTTGAATGTCGATTTTCATAGTGGTTTGGTTTATTTGATTGTGATTATTTGGTTGTTAATTGTGAATTTTTTCCCCTTAAAACTTCTCATACCTTTTGGAGTGAAGTAAACAAATCCTTTATATTCTTTTCTAAGTAAATTCAAACCTTCACTAAGAATACTTATTTGGATGCCATATGGATTTTCATCCATTACTTTTTGCTCGTCATCTGTTTTGGCTTCGATTTTTACATTTATCCAAGTATAACCATCTTCATCACCTTTAAAATTAGACACTGCTTCCAACTCATATTTCCCTTGTCTGATATCTCTTAAAATTAAATCACTCGCAGTCAAAAGTTGACCATCAACCAAAGTATAATATGAATCCAGTTCACAAACTCTCGCAGCCGACACCAAGCAATCCTTTTCGTTGTAGTACCATAATAGATACTTCAAGTCGTTTGACAATCTAATGTCTTGACCTTCGTATTTGCCATTCACAAACTGCCAGTCGGCATATAATGGTTTCGGGTGGGTGATAGTGTCAGAGAATGAACGTGAGTGACCTCTGAGCGAATCGCTCGGAACAAGGTCTGTGCAGCCTTTTTCCTTTGCTTTTTCAATGGCAACCTCTAAGGTCTTCGATAGATTCTGAAAATAGAAATAGTTGGTCTTGGTGTGCGAAAGGTAGTGTACACCATTTGGAGTGGTGGAATAACAATCTTCGCTTGATACGTCCCAAAGAGTATAGAATGTGTTTGCAAATCCGATTTTTAACGACATATTGTTTTTGTTTTGTTTCGTCAAAGATAGTCAGTTTTCTGACAAGTCAACAATCTGACACGAAAATAATTTTTTAGCAACCCTAACTACTTGAAACACAAAAGCCACCGATTATGGTGGCTTCTGCGAAAACAATCGAAAACAAAACAAGACTTTAAATATAGTAATTATTTCAATAGATATAGCACCGAGCCGATAATTCCAACCGTAATCGTTGAGCCTCGCCAGAACCTTTTCCGCTTTATTTCCTTTTCAGCATTGTTTCGTTCCGTTTCAAATGCTTTCTTTTTGTTTTCGTATGCAAGTGCCAACAAATCTTTTTCGTTTGTTAAATCAAAAATGGTTGAGTTCTGAATTGCGATAATCGAATCGCTTTTTTTATCCAATCGAATCAATCTTGAATTCTCGTTAATCAGTTCAAGCCGATGAACCAGCTTAGTGATTAACTCATTTTGTTGGGAAACGGTAAAGCATCGAAGGGAATCAGTTTGAGAGTAAACTATCGAAGGCAGCATTACGCTCGACAGAAGTAGAATGAGTAATTTTTTCATAAATAATTTTATATTTAATCCGTTCGATAAAAATTGAATCACGGATTATTGTCTTGTTATTTTTTAACCTAACAATTTCCAATGAATCTTTCGTCCGCTTCTTTTGGAAATGCTCCCTGGCTTTGATTAGGATTGAATCATCTTGAATAATTGTTGGTTCTTTCCTTCTCAATGGCATTATTGCCAAGCTTACTATGACAAGCAAGATAAGGAATGCAATAACAAGATTTTTATTTATCATCTTCGGTAAAAAAATTGGTCAAGAATTTCCCGACAACACCAATGCCCAAAGCTATCAATGAGAATGTTTTCATATCTTCAGCAATTGCGTAAGTTGTGACCATTGTGCTTACCGCCAATAATGAATCACCCAGCTTTCTCCATTTCTTCGGAGTAGGTGAATAGTACCTACTTAATTTTTTCATTTTATATTATCGATTAAGTTTACAAAAGCCAAAACATCTTTCATCTCTCTCCTTTTTTTGAAGACTCCACCACCATTCGACTGGCTTCCCTTGTCGCTTGATGAAGTATTTCCTTCAATCGTTGTGAATGAATGGTTCTTTACAATCCATTCGCCAAAGATACCGATATGGTCAATCTCGTTGTCGTTATCACTTGCGAATTCAAAGATTATCAAATCGCCAAGCTTCGGTTCTTTCGTGGTGAACTTTTTTATTTTCGCCTTGTAGTACGTTGTAGGAACATAATGCACTTGATATTCTTTTGGAATCTCGAATCCACCTTGCAAATATGCTTCCCAGCAGAAACTGCCGCACCAGGGATAATCTTTTGGCGAAAGGAAATATCTATGACCTTTTTCGTAGTAGTGATTGTTATACTTTACGATGTTACTTCCAGCGGGAAATTCGGTAGTACCAAGTTCTTGCTCACAATATGCCCAAATGGCTTCTCTAATTTTTTTACTCACGCTACCTTCGTGTTAAGTGAATGAATTATTTGATTCGAGACTTCAATTGCTTCCTTGCAAATTTCGTCTGAGTATTTGAATAAAGCTTTTTTTATTCGTTTACTACTTTCGTTTTTTTGTTTTTTACTTTCGGTCATAGCGGACTTGATTTGCGAGTTCTTTAATTGCATCAGTTTGATTTTTTATTGCGTTTACTTGTGAATTTATATTGTTCAATGTAGCTTCCAAGTCTTCTCGTTTTTCGTCGCTGATTTCCTTCTCCCGTTCTGTTTGCTTTCGTGATTGCAAAAATACATATTCTTGAAGTAATTTGATTTCCTTCTTCATTTCTTTCCTATCGGACAATAGCCACATAATAACTGCGATTGCGAATGCAACGAGTAAAGATTGTTTGGCTATTTCGTTTAGAATATCCATATTAATTTATTATGCAAGTATAACCTAATTCGATAAATCTATTTTTCGCATATTCAAGAGCCACGTCAATCGATTGCGTTTCCGTTTCCAAAATCACAAAGTCAAATGATAATTGACTAATATCAGTAATCACTTCACTTGCGTTTTTGTATGCGTAATAATCAATATAAGTCTTAACGGTAACCGATATTGTGAATCCATCCTGTGAACAGATTAATGATGCTCTTCCGTATACTGATTGCAATTCAATATCCGTTCCTTTAATGTATATTTTTTTTGCATCTATTGTGCTAATTGTGCCATCCTCATTTGTGACTTGCGTTGGAAGTCCTTTGCTAATTTCTAAACCCATATTAATCTAATCTTTTATATTTAAGTATTGAACCTTTCCACGTTCTCGATATTCTACCCGAACCCGCCGCATTATTTGCAAATTTATATGAAAAAGTTGCATTTGCTGAAGCAGTAAATGAAAATTGAAGTTTGGCATAAACAAGCCTATCAATATCTGTTTCTGTTCCGAATCCTAAAGCAGTAGTTCCAGAAGCAGCAGCAGCAGTTATAATAAGATTTAGTACCGATGAAATTGTGTTAATAGATTGAGTTGTTCCATATCCATTTATTGTACCCGAACTTACGGCAAAAGCACATTTATAATCCCCTGAAGAACTACTACCTGAGTAAGTAAGGTCAAGGCTTACCATATAATGCCCACCCGCTACGACCGAGAATTGTAAATCGGTATCGTCTTGTAAAGTTCCGTTATTTGTCACATCTTGATTTGCACTCTTAACAATTACATTCCAACCTTCTGGATTCAATACCGCATCCCCGACAAAAACAAAATCACCATCTGAACACGCAGTATCAAATTCTGCTTTCGTTCCCGACAATGCAGAGATAACCGCCTTATTCTCCCATAATGTATTCGAGTTATTATAAAAAATTCCTTCGTTATTTAATGGAGTAACAATTTTCACATCGTGAATCTCGTCCAACTCATAACCATTCTGAACCCTTACATACATTCGCCCAGCATTACCATTACTCGCAGTTGTAACGAAACCTAAATATACTAAATGATTCGGAGCAGATGGCTTTACATTAGTAATCGTTCCAGCAGTTGCACCTAAGTAGATTGCATCCCCATCGGCAAAAGTTGAAGTTGGCAAAGTGCTTAATCCATCCAATAATCCATTAACAATAATTAATCCCTTTTGATTCGCTGCTATTGACGTGGACAATACAAGTCCCACCGTTTGTGCTGAAGTTGCATCTGTGGTATTGTATGCTAACTTAACCGTCAAACGGTCTCCTGTGCCACTAAAAGCATATACTGGTTGACCTTTGGTTATCGTTACGGAATCATCATTGGTAACGTAAGCCAGTAACGTGTTTGGCGAAGTACCTATAAGTTGAAATCCGTTTAAAGTTGAATTGTAAATACAAAACATTTCAGCACCGTCTATAATATCGCCACCGATTAAAAGCCCATTGTTATTTCGATATAAATCTTTTGCACCAAGTGAATTGATGTTCAATGTGCATACCGTTGTATTTCCATTGCCAAATCTAATAAGATAAGCATCACCATCTGTGTATGCAGCTACTCCAGTAATTGTTGTCGTATAGGTATCTGTTCCTGATGTTGTTCCCTTCAATATTCCTCCAGTTGCAACCAATGGATTCCCCGAAGTACCATCACCCGACATTGTAATTCCATCCACATTTACACCGTTGAATTCAATAACTGGATTTGATGGGTCTGTATTGTCGACAGAAACCACTCCATTTGCATCATCGGTCACCGAGTTGACTGAACCACCACCGCCACCTGATGCACCAGGATTCAATAATTCCCAACGCTCATTCGGAGCATCGTAAACTAAATGACCAACGAATCCCGCTCCAGTAATATCACCCACCGCCAATGCAACACCGCCTTTTTTTACAATTACTTTCGCACCCAAATCATTCGGGTTGAATGTTGGTGTTGTTGTTACATTCGCACCCGTTGCTCTGAATAGAACCATCATTCTATCCATTAACGATAATGGAACTGGAGCATATGTTGCCGTGATTGCGTCAACCGTTCCCGTTCCTACTGCTACGAATTGAAGATTGATATTCATTTTACTTGATATGCTACTAATTGTTTATCAACCCAAGCATCAATATCGGCATCTTCCCACGAATCAACGTATGTAAATAAGTTTGGAAACGTGAAACCGAATTTTGTTCCAACTTCATCCACTAATAGAATTGAAACGACGCAATATTTTAATTGTATTTTATCCGAAACATTAACAACCGTTATTGTTGGGTTGACTATTTCGACATTAAAATCGGGAAATTTGTAATTCATAATTTTTATTTTTTATAGTCCAAAATCTGAGGGAATAAACTTTCGACAAATAATATACGATTGAGTTGTTGCTTTTCCCGTTCCCGCAAAAGTTGAATTCGATTGTAACGTGTAAGCATTTGTTGTTGAATTTGGTAATGATGTGCTTGTCCAAATTCTGTCCGTTGATGTCGTTACCGCAATGTTGAAAGGTAAATAATTTAATAAAGCATTTGTAACGGTTGAAAAATTACAAATAGAAACAAGTTGATTAATATTTGGCAAAGCCCAATCGGTGAACCCGCCTTGTGTACTTGCTAACGCCCCATCAATAGCGCCGTTCCATTGTGTCGCAGTTGTTGGTGTTCGATACCACATTAATCCAGTTAAATGGTCTAAAACAAAATTATTAGTATAAGTTTGCGCTCCCGTTTCATCAGTAAATCTTTGATTTGTTCCGAAAATATTCAAATCCGATAATGTAGAAAAACTTGCACCGATTCCCATTTGCAAATTTCCGTCATCGCCAGTACGAAATGACGTTACTTGTCCGCTTCTCGTTGGTTGCTGACGTTGTATTTGATTAATCTGAGTAGGTGTAAGGTCATCATTTAAATCCTGAGTAGCCAATGCAGAAATCAAAGTACACGATAAATCAATTGCAGAAGGATTTGACTGAATGCTTCCATTGGGTTGCGTCAAATTAATATCAGGCAATACAAAAGTAGTTGCCGATGGAAATTGATTCGTATAACTTGCATCGGTATTTTCAATAAATGAATCTTCAATGTCCACCTGAACACCTGGGTCAACAATTCCAATTGGTGTTCCATCTGAATTCAAAACTGGAATATCAATTGTTGATGGTGCTGGTTCAATTATATATTCAACACCATTAACTTGAATTGTCACAGAACCACCAGCACCAGTTGAATAAGAAAATGTCCCACCACTTGGAAT